AACTGCAGCCACATTTAGTGGAGCAAATGTTACTTTTGCGGGAACATTAGCTTCGGGTGCTATTACCGCTTCAGGTGATATATTACCAAGCGCAGATGATGCTAAAGATTTAGGAAGTGCATCAAAACAATGGAGAAACATATATACTGGAGATTTACATTTATCAAATAAATCTAAAGCCGAAGGTAACGTAGTTGATGGAACAACTGGAGACTGGACTATTCAAGAGGGAGCTGAAGATCTTTTCATTCTTAATAATAAGTCTGGCAAGAAATATAAGTTTAATCTAACGGAAGTTTAATCGTGGCAATAATTTCTAACGCAGTTACAATCGCAGACGCTGGGGCGTTTTCTGTTGGTCTAGGTGCAATGACTTTTATTAAAGAGCTTAATACTAGTGGTGGTGCTGTAGCCAATATGACTTTTCATCATGGCGCTTCAAGTGTGGTTCTTAACGACACATATCCAATTTACAAATTTGTGTTTAGCAATATGCACCCAGCTGGTAATGCTGTGTTTTGGCTTTTTCAAGCAAATGCTGTTGACGCTTCTGGTTTTAATGAACAAATAACATCAACAACATTTAGAGCAGTTAATCCAGAAAATTCTTCTAATGGTCAAGTAGATTATATTGCTAGTATAGATCAAATAAACGGAACGGGATTTCAAAATATCTGTTCAGATGGTGATATTAAAACAAATAATGACTCTTGTATATCTGGAGAGCTTTTAATATTTAATCCGTCTAGCACTACTTTTGTTAAACATTTTACAGCTCATACAAATCATATGGTAAACAACTCTCAATCTTCAGACAATTATATTAATGGTTTTTTTAATACTACCGCTGCTATAGATGAATTTCAATTTAAATTTAATTCTGGTAATATAGATTCTGGAACCATCAAACTTTACGGAATAAAGGATAGTTAATATGGGAGTTATATCAAACGGTACAACATTGTTAGACGCTGGCGCTTTAGATAGTGGAGTGGCGACAGGTGCTATGACACTTATTAAAACTGTTACTGCTAGTACATCTAGCACTATATCTTTTGTTGATGGTGCTTCAGGTGTGGTATTAGATGATACTTACAAGGAATATATTATAAAATTTACAGACGTTCATTTAGGTTCAGATGATAAGAGATTTACATTACAAGGTTCAATAGACGCTGGATCAAATTATAATGTAAATGCAACTACATCAACGTTTAGAGCAAAACATGCAGAAGATGATTCTGGATCAGGTTTTGAATATACTAATGGCCATGACTCTGATAATGCAACTGCATTTTTTCAAATATCTGACATTCTTTCTTCAGGTAATACTGCTGACGAGTGTATAGCTGGTTTTTTACAGCTTTTCAATCCAGCTGACACAACTTTTGTAAAACATTTTATAGCATCATTTAGTGCAAATAATCCAAGCGAATGTATTCATGGTTTTGGTGCTGGATATTTTAATACTACATCAGCGATAGATGCTATTCAATTTAAAGCCGATGCTGGTAATATAGACGCAGGTACATTTAAACTTTACGGGATAAAATAATGGGATTAATTTCAGACGGAACAACAATATTTGATGCTGGAGCAATGTCTGCTGGTTTTGGTGGTAGCATGGTATTTATTAAAAAACTAACAGCATCATCTTCTGGTACTTTATCTTTTGTTGATGGTGCTAGTTCAGTTGTCTTGGATGGTACTTACAAGGAGTATGTATTTACATTTAATAATATTCATCCAGGAACTGATGACGCTTATCTTACAGTTGGATTTAGAGATGGTAGTACAGCATATGACGCTACTAAAACTACAACTGCTTTTAGAGCATTTCATTTTGAAAATGATAGTAATGCTGGAGTAGGATATCAAGCAAACGAAGATTTAGCACAATCAACAAATTTTCAAAATCTTGGTCAATTACAAGGTAATGGTAATGATGCTTCTGGTGCAGGTTATATGCACCTTTTTAATCCTGCAAGCACCACATTTGTGAAACACTTTATATCTCATTATAGTCATCATTATACTAATGCAGCACCAGGAGTAATAGATAATTACGTGTCTGGATATTGTAACGTTACAGCAGCAATTGATGCTGTTCAGTTTAAAATGAATAGTGGCAACATAGATGCTGGAGATATTTGCCTTTATGGTATTGCTTAACAATTAACAATGGAGTATAATAAACTATGCCTAGATTTCACAATATAAACGGAACTAATGTACAATTTACAGCAGCTGAAGAGACAGCTAGAGACAACGAGGAAACAGCTTATGCTAATGCTGCTCCTGCTAGAGCATTAGCTGAATTAAGATCTAAAAGAGATGGTCTTTTAAAAGCGTATGACTGGGAAATTTTATCAGAGCTTGAAAAAGGTAATGCTATATCAGATGATATGCGAACTTATAGACAAGCATTAAGAGATTTACCTGATGGTAAAGACACCGTTGCTAAATGTACAAATGCTACGTGGCCGACTAAACCATAGGATTTAAAACTATGTTACAAAAAGTACAATTTCAACCAGGGTTTAATAAACAAGTTACAGCAACCGGTGGCGAAGGCCAATGGGTTGATGGCGACAATGTTAGATTTAGATATGGTTATCCAGAAAAAATTGGAGGTTGGGCACAATTAGGTTCTACAAGTTTAACTGGTAGAAATACAGCAATACATCATTTTGTAAATGCTAGTGGTATTAAATTTGCAGCTCTTGGAACTAATAGAATATTGTACGCATACTCTGGTGGTATTTTTTATGATATACATCCGATCAAAGCTACAACAACTTTAACATCAGCATTTACTACAACTAATGGATCAGCAGTTGTAACCTTAACTTTTGCATCAGCACACAATGCAAACAAAGGTGATATAATTTTACTAGATAATTTTACATCAATAACAAATTCTAATTTTACATCTGGAAATTTTAACGATACAAAATTTATGGTAACAGATATACCAACTGATACCACTTTAACAATTACAATGGCTTCTAACGAATCAGGATCAGGTGCAAGCACTTCTGGTGGTATTAGAGTACAGCTTTATTATCCAGTAGGACCAGCAGTAGAAGTTGCATCTACAGGTTGGGGTCTTGGATCATGGGGTGGTGTACAACAAGGACAATTTACATCAACTCTTTCATCAGGAATAAATGCATCAGTTACATCATTAACTATGGCAAGTTCAACATCATTTCCATCTTCAGGTACAGTACAAATTGGTTCTGAACTAATTACTTACACCGGTAATAGTGGTGGCACATTATCAGGTTTAACAAGAGGAGCTACTGGTACAACAGCAGCAATCCACTCAAGTGGCGCAACAGTTACAGATGCATCAAACTTTTTTGCATGGAATGCTGCAGCATCAGGAGATATTGTAACTGATCCAGGATTATGGTCCTTGGACAATTTAGGTAATAGTTTAGTTGCAACAATATTTAATGGAGAAAGTTTTACATGGGATTCAGACGCATCTAATGCAACCAACACAAGAGCAACAATTGCAACTGGTGCACCAACAGCGTCCCGTGATATGTTAGTATCTACTCCTGACAGACACTTAATATTTTTTGGAACAGAAACAACAATTGGCACAAAATCAACTCAAGACGAAATGTTTATAAGATTTTCTTCTCAAGAAGATATTACTGATTATGTTCCTACAGCAACTAATAGTGCTGGTACACAAAGACTGGCCGATGGATCACGGATCGTGGGCACACTAAGAGGTAGAAATGCAATCTATGTTTGGACCGATACAGCTTTATTTATTATGAGATTTGTTGGAGCACCTTTTACATTTGCCTTTGAACAGGTGGGTACTAACTGTGGATTGATTGGTAAGAACGCGTGCGTTGAAGTCGATGGTACAGCGTATTGGATGTCAGAAAATGGTTTCTTTAGATATGGTGGACAGTTAGAATCTTTACCTTGTTTAGTAGAAGATCATGTATTTGATGATATAAACACAATTCCTAAACAACACATCAATGCAGGTCTTAA